AATAAAGCCTCTATTTCCGCTGAGAAAATGACTGAATCACTGCTTGCTCAGCAGAAAGTTTATCGTGAAAATATTGCGCTTGGCATGGATTCTGAGCAGGCATGGCTTAAGAGCTTCAACGCATCAACCACCGTGGTTAAAACGGAGGAGCTTGATCTTGATAAATTCCTTGAGGATATGATCAAGAGAAAACAGGAGCAAGCCGACGAGCAGAAGGCTATTCAAGTCAGCTACTACAACGAATGGCAAAATCTTGAATACGATAACCAAGAAAGAATCAAGGAGATCGAAAAAGCTTTTGCTACTGATCCAACAGAGCGCGACCGTCTTTTAGGACTTCAACAGAAGGCCTATGAAGATGATGTTGCTAACTGGATTAAGGCTCAGGATGAGCGGGTTAAGGCTGAGAATGAGGCTAATCAGCAAATTATTCTAGCTCGTCAAAATGCTTTTTCCATGATGAATGGGCCTTTGGGTGCCATGGTTCAGATGGGGGTGGAAGCCAGCGCTAGGGCATCCATGAAACCAGAGGAGTATCAAAGATGGCAGCTGGGTAATGAACAGCAAGACGGCTATTCTCAGCTTTCTGACGGTCTTTCTTCTGCGCGTGAGGGTATTGAAAATAATGAATACCTGAGTGAAACAGAGAAGTATCAGCAACTCGAACAGGCTTACGAAGTTTATCTGCAAAATAAGGCTGCACTGTCTGAAGCCTATAACAAACAGGAGCGTGAGTTAGCCCAAACCCAATTTCAAGAGCAATTAGGCTTATGGAGTGGGATTTTATCCAATGGACAAAACACCTTCTCCCAGCTAACCCAATCACTAAAAAATAGTGCAGGGGAGCAATCTGCAACCTATAAAACCATGTTTGCATTGCAACAGGGATTCTCGGTTGCATCCTCCTTGGTGGCTGCTTATACGGCATACGCTCAGGCATTTGCGGATCCGAGTGCTATGACTTTACCTCAGAAGTTTTTAGGAGCAACTGCGGTAATGGCGGCATTAACCCCAGCACTAGCAACTATTGCAACTGTGTCTATGGATGGCTTTGCAAATGGTGGTTTTACTGGTCATGGCGGCAAGTACGATCCTGCCGGTATTGTCCACAAGGGTGAAGGTGTTTTAACTCAGGAAGAAATTAGAGCATTGGGTGGTCCTGAAGGATTCTATGCACTACGCCATTCCATTAAAAATGGCTTTGCTGATGGTGGGTTGGCTTTGGGTTCGCCTTCTGATTTCAGTGTGAAAATGCCTAAATTAAGTGGTATTTCATCACAGGGGCCGCAAGTCAATGTGGTGGTTGAGAACTACACTTCAGGACAGGTGCAAACCAAGGTTGATGAAGATGGGCGTATTCGCGTAATTATCCGGGAGGAAATCAATAAACAGGTTCCTGCACAACTGGGAGATCCAAACTCCAAAATACGCAAAGCATTGGCAGCCAATACCACAGCAACAGCAAGAAGATAAGGAGTTGGTATTAAATAAGCCGCCTTCGGGCGGTTTATTTTTACCCATTAAGTTAGTATCTTGCTTAAATACAGTGTGGTCTGCATAAATAAAAACCTCACATACTTTCGAATATCACCAAAGGTAATTGTAAATATGACCATGTTAGTCTTAATCAGCCATAAGAATAATTTAATACTTGCTGCGGATAAAAGAGTGGTTTGGAAAAGTACTACAGGTGAAATACTTCAGGTTCTATCAGATGATGTTGGTAAAATCACAAAATGGCCAGGAGGGTTTATTTCTGGTTGTGGATTTGCCCCACTGCTGGAAGAGGTAAAAGAATTTGCTTCCGGCGATGATGTGGGAAGCATTCATGAAATATCACATTTTCTTCGTTCAAAAGTTACAAGCTCTAGTCTTGATGAGTATTGGATATCAACCACAAAATTTGTAGCGATATATGAATCCAATATGGGATATAGAGCGGTATTTTTTGCAGCAGATCAAGATGGGGTTAGAGCCTTAGATGATAATAGTTGTGTGATTATTGTGAATGGTTTTGATGCTAGTTTCTATAAAAACAAGATTGAATCACTACTGAGCGTTAATGATCTATCTATATCTGATATCACCTCTGTTTTGAGTGACTTATTTTCTGATGCGTCTAGCAAGAACCAAGGCGTATCGTCTGGATATGATATAGCCATTATAAATAACGATGGCCGAGTGGTAAGAGAATTTAACTCTTGAGACATTTTAATCACCAAAAAATACCGCCAAATGGCGGTTTTTTAATGGGTAAAATTTATGAACAGTTTTGCATTATGCCCGTTACAAGCCNGGTATTCATTTTCACCTGGCAACAATATGCTGGAGCAACAGCTTCTTGGCGGGTTCGCCCGTCAACGAAGAATGTTTGTGAATAACGTGCATGTGGTCAATGTATCTGTGCTGCTTAAAACCAAAATCCATGCTCAGTACTTCTGGGCATTTTGGAGATTGCATACACTTGATCCACAAAAGTTTTTATGGCGACTGATTACAGACTCAGCCGAAGCGCAGGACCATACCTGTCAATTTGTGGCTGATTCTTTGTCAGTCGGTGAACGTAGCGGTGTGATTTATTCCGTGTCGTTTCAGGTGCGATGCAAGCCATTGAACAACGGTGATTTGGCTTTTGATCAGCAGATTGTGGATTTATGGGAAACAGGCAGTCCGCTTGAGATGCTGAATCTACTCGAGAAGCTGGTGAATGAAAGCTTCCCGGATGCTTTGGGGGTATGATGAGTGACTTAGACAAATTCCATTTGGATGCATCACCAAGTGCAGCAATGCTAGAGCTAATTGAGATCAGCCATCCGCTCTGGCCACAGCCACTAAGGTATGTGACCAATCATGCTGATGGTGTGACGGTAAAGCATGAAGATGGTCTTGTGTACAACTATGAGTTTATGCCGGTACAAATCAACAAAGGTGCGAACTCAGATGACCTAGATCAGACACTTAAGATTACTGTTGGCGACTTAGGTCAAGTGGTGCCGCAGCTGCTCAAGATTATCCGGGATGCTGATAACTTTGAACGGCCATCTGTAGTTTATCGGGCCTACTCATCTAATAGCCTGGATTCACCTTTGCAGGTAGTGAAAGGCTATGAGGTGGAGGATCGAAGCACGGATCATCAGGCCACAACATTTAACGCAGCCACAAAGCGCGCCAACTCTACCGGCACAGGCATGTTTTATACCGTTGATGAGTTCCCGAGCTTAAGGTCGTTTTTCTAATGAAAAGTATTGATGCTTTACTGGATCGAAAATACGACCCAGAGAAATACCACTGTGTGCACTTTCTGATTGAAGCAGCTCAATACCTTTTTGAGCAAGACTATTCAGGTAGCTTCATTGGGCTCACAACATCACTACATGAAACCCTGCGAACATCAAGGCATACAGCCACACGCAACAGGCAAATCGGGGAGCCAGTAGACGGCACCATTGTCCTGATGACCAATATCAATCAAAGCTCCCATGTGGGGCTTTTTTATTGTGGTCGGGTTTTGCATCTAACGGAAATGGGCACGCATTTTTTACCACTGATCACCATAAAACGCTTTTACAAACGGATTCGATATTATGAGCCGATTACGCATTCTGAAGAACCCGCTTGATGGGGGTGATGAAGTTCTCCACATCAGAACAGACAAGGTTCTTGAAACCTTTATTGAAGTCAAAAAGAAAAGTCCGCAAGCGCGGATTTTTTTACAACCTGCCTGTCAGCAGAATGATGTAACACCATCAAATAGAGTGGATGAAGCATCCCTGCAAATGCTATCCAAAACAAACGACTTTGATATTGTGTGCGAAGCTGGTGAGCCACTAACCATCTTTCTAGTTGTGACGGCTGTACTATCTGCCGGTCTTGCGATTTACACCTACCTCAACATGCCGGACGTTCCACAGATGAACCAGAAGTCTGGCAATAACGAGCTGTCCAACCGGGTAAACCGCGAACGCATTAAAGGCCGTGTTCCTGATCCATTCGGCACCAATAAGTGCGTACCCGACCTGATTGCACCACCGATTCTTTATTACAAAGACGATGGTATTGAAATTGAAGAGTGCTTGATGTGTCTTGGTCGTGGTGAGTTTGAAATATCCGATATCAAAGATGGTGATACCTTTGGCTCAACGATTGATGGATTTTCAACATCGGTTTATGCACCAGGTATGAGTCTTACCGGTACACCTCAAATTCAGATTGGCAGATCATTTACTGAGGCACCTTTGAT